CTGGTCGTGGTGCCGATTTACTTATTATTGACGATCCTCATTCTGAGCAGGATGCGCTCTCCCCAACCGTTCTAGAATCACATTACGAGTGGTACACATCCGGTCCACGTCAGCGTTTACAACCTGGCGGCTCGATCGTTATAGTCATGACTCGTTGGTCAATAAAAGATCTCACTGGTAAGCTGCTCGAGGCCCAGGGTAAAGATCCTATGGCGGATCAATGGGAAGTAGTAGAGTTTCCTGCAATCATAAACGAAAAACCTATGTGGGGTAATTTTTGGTCCATGGAAGGTTTATTAGGTGTCAAAGCATCTATACCTACAGCCAAGTGGAATGCACAATGGATGCAAAATCCCGTGGCCGAGGAGGGTGCACTTATAAAACGTGAGTGGTGGCAAGATTGGGACAAGGAACAAATACCACAATTAGAGTACGTAATACAATCGTACGATACAGCATTTACAGCAAAGACAACATCAGATTACTCGGCTATCACAACGTGGGGTGTATTTACACCTGAAGAAGGTGGTAGGCCGTGTATAATTCTTCTTGATGCAAAACGCGGAAGATGGAACTTTCCAGAATTAAAAGCGAAGGCACAAGAAGAGTATTCTTACTGGGAACCAGAATTAATCTTAGTAGAAGCAAAAGCAAGTGGTCTTCCATTGACGCATGAGTTACAGAAAGCAGGTATACCTGTAATTAACTTTACACCGTCAAAAGGGAATGATAAACACTCTAGAGTAAATAGTGTCGCACCTATATTTGAATCAGGAGCAGTCTATGCACCTGTAGGTAGACGTTGGGCAGAAGAAGTTATCGAGGAGTGTGCAGCTTTCCCTTTTGGAGATCACGACGATTATGTCGATAGTATGACGCAAGCATTAATGCGTTATCGACAAGGTTATTACGTGGAGCTAGAGGATGATTTTGCGGATGAACCAATAGAGGTAAACTCTAGGAGGAATTATTATTAATGGCACGAGTAAACTACGATCTAACGCCAGTTGTCGATAGAGGGGTTGCAAAAGACTATGGTGATGTTCTTATGGAAACAAAACCAGAGGTCTTAGAAGAGTTTTTACCAGAAACTAGCACACCTGAAGAACCAAAAGAATATGATGTTAGCAGTGCTGATAATGCAAACATAGACGAACAGTTTATTCCTGATAACGACGAAGATAATTATAACTTTCCACCTTCTTTAGATGTAGGGATTGGTGTCTATAATACAGCAAAACTTGTTACAGAAGGTGCTCTAACAACACTACCAGCTGCAGAAAGAGTTTTTGGAGTTAATGCATACAATGATGGTAGTAAGTACAGTGGCTTTATAGATTTCTTTTCTACACTAGGTAGTTCTGAACTTAGTAGAGATGATTTCATGACAATATCTAAAACACAGAATGACCAAGAGTTTGCAAACGCAATGTCTGACTATGCAAACAATTATGTGTTAACACAAGATAAGATAGTTGATCATTTAAACAACACTTTAAATTTAGACATAACTAACGTAAATGATTTTGTAGAAAAATATAAAGGCAACCAAGAAGTAGCAGATGCTGTTACAGAACAAGTAAAACATTTAGAACAAATATACAGAGATGAAGGATTTTTAGTAGGTCAAGATTTTTACGAAGACGACGAAAACTATTACATAAAAAATTTTAAAGAATTACCGTTTGCAGTTAACACTGCATTCACAGAGTATGGTGATATACAAATACCTGGATTAGGTATTTACAAAATAGACGAAGATGGCCGAGGCGCAATGATTGCTAACTCACCTTTTAATATTGGTGGATCAGGAATTGTTGGTGGTAAAGGCGATGACTACGAATACTTAAATAGAAAATCAATTGGTACTTTTCTCGATGACCAAGGATTTACAGGTGACCCAGCAAACACACCTCTTTACGGTGATCAATTTTCAAAATCATTTGGTCAAATTGTTTCAATACCTGCAGCTGGTTTTGCATTAAACCCAGGATCATTTTCTAAAATTGGACAAGCAAAAGGTTTCTTTCCAAAGATAGGAGCATTCTTACAAGGCGCTAGTGCCAATCTTTTTAGTAAAGCAGGTGCTAAAGCTACAGGCATAGGCACACTTCCTGTTGCAGGATCTTATTACGGTTTATTTGATTAATGGTTGTTGGAATAATAAAAGGTGCTCAAGCCATTAGTAAAGGAATTGGTTCTTTAGATAGAAGTCTTAAAGGTTTAGTTAAAAGAGTTGAAACAGCTCCTGACGATAAATCACCTTTTTTTCCATATATAACAAACCAAACAGAATTAGATTACAAAATTTTTCTTGGAAGAGGAGGAAAACCCGGAAATCTTACACGTAAACAAAATGATAAATATCTTGATGAGCATTTTTCAAAAGTAAATGAAGATCCTAATTTTGGAAAATTTTCTATGGATGTTATAAGACAACCAATAGATGACCCAAAAAAACTTCAAGTAGGTAAAACGTTTCAAGAAGTTGATAACATGCCTACCACTCTTAGTAGAATTAATAAATTTGGAGCAGATGAAGTAAGTGAAGATAAGGTTCAAAGCCCTTTTGCTAGATCAATAAATCAAGGTAGAAAAAATCTTACAACAATACTTAAAGTTAAAAATAATCCTAACGAAGAAACATTACCAAAACCAAAAGGTAGATTTGAAGATTTTGATCACAAATTAATGATGACACAAGATGAAAAAGCAACTGCAGGTATACCAGCAATAAAAATAAAAAAGTCTGGTCTTAAAAGAACTACGGACCCTCTTTTAAGAAAAAAATTTAATCCAAAAAATGAAGCTGAAATGACAGTGCTTACTAATCAAGCACGTGGTTTACATTATAAAGATCCAGAAAATTTTCTTACTAAATTAAATGCAGAAGATCCAGAAATAATGGATAATTTATCATTTGCTGTAAAAAAATATTCTAGTGGTGTAGATGATTTAATAGAAGAGAAAAAAAGAATTACAGATAACACATCTAAACTTGGTAAAAAGTTATATGCAATAGCTGCAAAATATTTTCCTAATACACCAACAAATAGATTAAAAGACAAATTAATTGATTTTGCACACATATTTCCTTTTTCAGAAACAGGTAAAGTAAATAGAAAAAGCCCTTTTTTAGACATTGGTGGATCTGGAGAAGCAATGTATCTTTCTCCTTCTGCGGTAAACCAAAACATTCAAAGAAGTTTAGAAGCCTCAATAAAAAATATTGCAACAGCTTTAAAAGCTAGACCTACGCAAGCATTACAAACAGAATTAAATAGATTAGAAAATTTGTTAAAAAAAGTAAAAGCTCTCAGTATTCTTACATTAGAAGGACAATCACCTAAAGCTTTTGGTTATAGTGTAAAAGGTGATAAATTTAAAATTCCTCGTTTTAAAGATGAAGAGTATGAAGAATTATTTGAATACCTTTTAGCTGCACAACCAGATGCAGAAGCTGCAAAATTAATAAGATCACAAGGTTTATATAAATATCCTTATGCAGCATCTAAATATAAACATCCATATTTAGGAGTGTTAGTTAAAGATGGTGGCTTGATAGATAGTGACTTAACTGATACAGTGCCACCAAAAAAAGGACCTATGTCAGAAGGATTACCATTGTTAGACCCACAAGAAAGTATTGATCGACAAAAATTTGTTGTCGGTGGTATGGCTAGTGCAGCAAAGCTATTTGGACAAATGAAAAACGTGCCGAGGGCCGTGGCCCGCGTTGGTGATATACTTAAACAAAAAGGCACACCAGGAAAAGCAACAGACGTTGCAATATCACAAGCACCTGAAGATAAACCTGCAATGTTTCTTTCTACTGTAGATGCAATAGAAGATATGCCGGAAACAAGTTTACCTGCAAAGCAGTGGCTTGGTACAATAAAAAACAAACAAGGTGTCAGTGATGTAGAGTTAGACGAATTTGGTTTAGGACCACTATTAGAAAACATTGCAAAAACAGACGCTAAAAGAAAACTATCTAAAACAGAATTATTAGAATTGTATAATAAAGAAATGCCTAAAATTGACATGGATATTGCAATGGCAGAACCTGTATCGCGTGGTGTAAAAGATTTAACTAATACTTTACTTAGAACTAGAGAATTAAGAGGTAATAGATCTTACCAACAAGATGATTTAGATGTATTTTCTGATAACCCTGCATTGTTAAACAGACTTCACCAACCACCACAAGATGCTACAGGTATGAAGATAAGAAGATTATTAATTGACAATATGCAAGGATCACAAATTCAAGAAGGTGATAACATGATACCATTATTGAAAAAAAGTTATGGTGGTAGAAGTTTTGAATTATATACAGGTAGTAAATTTAATGAAATGTGGGGAAACACTTTTCCAAAATTATATCACGGCACAAATAAAATTGTAAAACAAGATCATTTTAATGTTTTAAAAAATTTAGTGCCTGCAAGAGATGTTACAAAATTAGCACAAGCTAAAAACATACCAGAAGATCAAGCATTTAATGAATTATACCAAGCGTTAAATATATTTGACAGAGAAGTTATGACTGCAGATGTACCAATTCCTTTTTGGACAAAAAAAATGTTGTACAGAATGGGTGACATGGCTGACGGTAGAGGATTTTTTTACAAAAGTAAAAAGTCACCAGCTCATGATGGTGCACAATTTATACCTGGTGGGTCAGGATATGGTGAATTAAAATTCTATCATAACTTTGATACTGGTGCCATGAGAGCTAGAGAGAAAAAATATGACTCTGGACACTTTTCTAACGAGGGTTTTGAAGGAAAAGGTGGTAACGCACCGTTTGGATGGGGTAGATTTAGTGAAAGAATTGACGAAAACGGTAGAAAAATACTACTTATGGAAGAAGTACAGTCAGATTTACACCAAAATGTTGCACAAAAGGGCTATATTTACGCTCCAAGGCTTGATAAAGGTGATGTTTTGGCCGAAATGGGTGATTTTGCGTCACAATTAGACAAAAAAAGACAAACTTTAGAGTCAACAAGGCTTAGAAAAGACAATATTCTTGCTTTACCACGTGCAGAACGTGAAGCACCAGAAAATGTAGCTGAATTAGCAAATATTGAGCGTGCAATGAAGAAATTAGTAGAAGATGTTAAAAAATTACAGAAAAAAGTACAAGATCAAGCAAGAACTACAGGTTCTAGTGGTCAAATGCACCAAGAAGCACCATTTAAAAAATCAGAAAACTATGCAAAAGTATTTTTACAAGGACTAATGAAGATGGCAGATGATTCTGGTTACGATGGTATTGCATTATCTACAGGTAAGATGAAAAAAGCACATGGTAACATACCTAAAGGTGGAGATAAATTTTATGATGAGATAGGAGTAAAAGCGATGAAAAGAATTGCTAAAAAAAGTGGATTTAAATTTACAGACACAACAATAGTTGACGGAAATGGATTTACATGGGAAAAGATTCCATTAATTGAATTAAGAGACTTTAACACAGGTGTTAAGTATCCTGGAAGTTCTACCATACCAGTTTATAGTAAGGGTGGATTTGTCAAGCAAAATGTGGTAAGAGGATAAAATGGCTATAAAATCAAGAATGCCTTCTGCAGGATCTATTGAGAAGGCGATAGAACAATTAAGTGGTGGATTAAATATAGAAGGTGGTCAAGGCGCAGATATACAAATGCCTGGCGCACAAAATCCTAATATTAACGAATTAGAAGATGGAAGTGTTGAAATAATTGAAGATGGTGCACAACAAATAGATCAACAAAATATTCCTTTTGATGCAAACCTAGCAGACTACATAGAAGAAGAACAATTAAGAAAATTATCAGATGATTGTGTCGGTGCGTACGAATCTGACAAAGACTCAAGAAAAGATTGGGAAGATACGTATGTAAAAGGATTAGACATGCTAGGGTTTAAATATGAAGATAGAACACAGCCTTTTGAAGGTGCTAGTGGCGTTATACACCCATTATTAGCAGAATCAGTTACACAATTCCAAGCACAAGCATACAAAGAATTATTACCACCATCTGGACCTGTAAATACAGAAATAGTTGGTGAAATTACACCACCAGTAGAAGAACAAGCTAAACGTGTAAAAGATTACATGAATTACATGATTACACACGTTATGAAAGAATATGATCCAGATATGGATCAATTATTATTCTATTTACCATTGTCAGGATCTGCATTTAAGAAAACATACTATGATGGAACATTAATGCGTCCTGTATCTAAGTTTGTATCTAGTGAAGACTGTGTTGTTAATTACAATGCGTCATCTTTAGAAGATGCAATTAGAATTACACACGTAACAAAAGTAGATGGAAACACTTTACGTAAACAACAAGTAAATGGTTTTTATAGAGATATACCAATTACAACTGGTAGTGTATCTACTAACAATGAAGTAACAGATAAAATAAATGAATTAGATGGTGTGTCAGACGAAACAGCAAGTGGAGAAGACACACATACATTATTAGAAATGCATATTGATATGGATGTGCCGGGTTTTGAAGACGAAAACGGTATTAAGTTACCATACATAATTACAATTGATCAATATAGTAATGAGGTTTTATCTATTCGAAGAAACTACAAAGAGCAAGACCAAGCTAAAAGAAGAATAGATTATTTTACTCATTACAAATTCCTCCCAGGACTAGGCTTTTATGGATTTGGCCTAATCCACATGTTAGGTGGGTTGTCAAGAACTGCAACAAGTGTTTTGCGACAGTTAATTGATGCAGGTACTCTGCCAATCTACCAGCAGGTTTTAAAGCACGTGGTATGCGTATACGTGATCACGATCAACCTTTACAACCAGGAGAGTTTAGAGACGTAGATGTAACAGGACAATCTATAAAAGAATCTTTATTACCACTACCATACAGAGAACCATCACAAACTTTATTTGCATTATTAGGTTTCTGCGTTGATGCTGGTAAATCATTTGCTGCAATTGCAGACATGAAAATGGGTGAAGGTAATGAACAAAACCCTGTTGGCACAACACTAGCATTGTTAGAACGTGGCACAAAAGTCATGAGTGCAATTCACAAAAGATTACACTACGCACAAGCAACAGAATTTAATTTACTTGCTAGATGTATACAATTGTTTTTACCACCAGAATATCCTTACGCAGTAAGAGGTGGTAACAGAATGATTAAAGCTACAGATTTTGATGATCGTGTAGACATATTACCTGTATCTAATCCAAATATATTTTCTATGTCACAACGTGTTATGTTGGCACAACAACAATTACAATTAGCAATTGCTAATCCTGCATTACACAATTTACGTGAGGCATATAGAAGAGTATACCAAGCATTAGATGTAGATAATATTGATGCATTGTTAAAACCAGATCCGGGTAATCCACCACCAAAAAGCCCTGCAATAGAAAACTCAGAAGCTATGCGTGGTATGCAGCCAAAAGCTTTTCCACAACAAAATCACAAAGCACACGTGGAAGCACATGCAGAGTTTATGTTTACTAGACCTGTGCAAATTAATCCACAATTGTACGCAATGATGGAAGCACATGTTTTACAGCACATAGCAATCATGGCTGCAGAACAAATAGAGCAACAGATGATGCAAGAAACACAAAAGTTTCAACAACAGATGCAAATGATGCAACAACAAGCACAGCAAAATCCACAGATGCAACAACAGATGCAAATGATGCAAAAGCAATATATGGATAAAAAAGAATCTGCAATTGCAACTCTTGAAGCACAGCTAATTAAACAAATGGCTGCAGAAGAACAACAAAGAAGTGGATTAGAAGAAAAAGATCCACTTGTTAAATTAAAACAACAAGAGATAGATTTAAAAGCTGCAGAGTTAATGCAAAAAGCACAACAAGCAGAAACAGATACAGTTATGAGAACTGCTGTTGAATCTGAAAAACTTGACTTACAGAGAGAAAAGATGCAAAGTGATCAGGACATGGGAATCATGAAAGAATCTTTTGGCATGTTAAAAGAACAAGGTAAAGAAACTGCTGGAGAGATAAAAGAGAGTATGGCTGTTTTAAGAGAAGATAGTAGAAA